AAATGGCAAGATCGCTCTTGCCAGGCTTAGCCGACATTCTTACTAAGAATGAGATTGATAAACTCGATGGGTCACTTAGACGTGGCGACATCAGTGTACTACAAGCTCCGTTTCTATTAGATATACTTGATAGAATGCGGACGGGTGAACTTAACAATTCACACCAAGCTTTTAGTAGGCTTTATCAATTCTGCTCCTTACTTAAGAAGTACCCTGAAAAGGGTAGTGATGACGTTTGCCGTAAGGCGGCGTTACTTAAGTTCGAAGCTGGCGAAGCCCAGTGCAAAGAAACTAATGACCGTTTTAAATCTGAAGGTTTACCCTTTGATTCAATCGGTGAGTCAGTTAAAGATATCATTTATGATATTTTAGGCGACCTTAAACCTAGCTTCCTTGACACTGAGGTTAAGTTTGGCCCTGGTTCTACAGTAAATCCGGAAAACCAGCCGTATGAAAATACGGCTGAGTTTTTTAAACTTTCGGATAAACTTTATGTAACCGAGGAACTCAAACCTTACCTCGCAGCGCATCTCTCGTACCAGCAGAATTGGATGGAGTGTCTTAGGACACATTACCACATCAATGATACTGGCCGTAGCCAACTAGAAATAGAAAAGCTTGTCTTCGACAAGCATTTTATAGTTGTTCCAAATGATTTTCCTAACAGATTATCATTTGTACCTAAGGAGAGAGATGAACATCGTACTATCGGTGTAGAGAAGAATGGACCTGTGTTGATTCAGATGTCTATTGGCGGATCTATTCGCCAGGCATTGAAGAAACACGGTTTGGACCTCAATACACAAGAGCGTAACAGGCACTTTGCAAAGTTAGCGATAACTTTCAAAAATGCTACTATAGATATGGCCAACGCATCTAATACGATGGCCTATCAGGTAGTCAAGTACGCTCTTCCCTATGATTGGTTCGCGGCCTGTGATGCTTCTAGAAGCAGTCATGGACGTTGTAACAATCCTGAACAATCTTATAAATATGAGATGTTCAGCTCAATGGGGAACGGGTTCACTTTTGAACTCGAGTCATTACTATTTTACGCGATTGCTTTAGCAACTTTGCGTAAAAACGGCTACACAATGAAGGAAGCG